TAAAACGAAAGTAGTACCGGTCAAAGGAAATTTTAAAAATGGAGCAATTAAATGAGTTGGCTCTTTTCGCAGGTGCTGGTGGAGGAATACTTGGAGGCAAGTTGCTCGGATGGCGTACAGTGTGCGCTGTTGAAGTCAACGCCTACGCCGCAAGCGTACTTGTCCAGCGACAAAATGACGGACTTCTCCAGCCTTTCCCGGTTTGGGATGACGTTTGCACCTTTGATGGAAAGCCTTGGAACGGAATTGTTGACGTGGTTTCAGGCGGCTTTCCGTGCCAAGATATTTCGGCAGCGGGGAAAGGGGCAGGGATCACAGGCGAGAGGTCTGGGTTATGGAAGGAGTTTGCGCGGATCATTCGCGAAGTGGGACCACGCTTCATCTTCGTGGAAAACTCGCCAGTTCTCACTGCTAGGGGAATCGACGTCATTCTCGGGGATCTGGCCCAGATGGGGTTCGATGCGGAGTGGGGAGTGCTTTCGGCGGCAGAAGTGGGAGCACCGCACAAAAGGGACAGGATTTGGATTGTGGGCAACTCCATCGGCAACGGACGGAACTCGCGGCGGGAAAATGACGGAGAAGATGACAGGTCAATCATTGCCGCAGATGGTCAACACTCCGGCAAGATGGCCAACACCATGCAGCCAGGACGCAAAAAACAGCACGCTACCTGTCTCGCAGCGAGACAGGGATTCGGTGCCTGGGGAATTGCTGAGGTCGGGCGAAAAACCTGGTGGGCAACTGAACCCAACGTGGGTCGAGTGGCTCATGGGGTGGCCGCTCGGGTGGACAGACTTAAAGCCATTGGAAACGGACAAGTGCCACTGTGCGCGGCAGAGGCTTTCCGTAGGCTGATTGCGAGAGATTAGTGTTAGGCATAGCGCAAGATAACACGACAGAGGTGTGAAATGAATTTGAAAACTATTCTGCCTGTTCTTTTATGCTTAGCTCTTATTGCTGGATGCGCAGAAGAAAAGGAGAAATCATCTGATTACGGGAAACGCAGACACGAATTATTTACAGAATGTATGGAACTGGCATCAAAGATGCCGCGTCAATCAGATGATGATGTTGCTGACGTTGTATCTGAGTGTACCAGTGCATCATATTACATCGCAAACGGTTATGAATAACTGATACCACGACAAGACGAAAGTATTTTTTTGATATCGGTGTGGTCCGCCGCTGAAGGACAAGTCGTCGGGGCGGTCCCGGCGCATATCGGGCAGAAAACGATTGAGTGAACTTGACTTCTCTTTGCCCGATTTGTTGAAAGCAGGTCTGGCATTGCCTGCGCAGAGAAATAATGCTATTTCAGCGGTCCGGATCCCTGCCAAAATCCGGGCCGCTTTTTTTTTATGAAAACATATGTACCGAACTAAAGCGGCCATTGTCGCTATTCCTGACCGTCTGTTTATTTTTACATCATTATAAATAGCAAACCTCGTGCCAGTGCACGAAGCTGACTACCACCAGTGGTAATATACCACCTGTGGTATCGGCACTCTTTTTTTACCACAATTTGTCGCCTATTCTTTCTCCAACGGAAGCAACGTTTTGCACCTTGGAGAAAAGAGAAGAGAGAAATCATGGCGACACTCGCAGAATTACAGACACGGTTGGATCTATACAAAGATGCTGAGATCAAGGTGCTCGAAGGCAACCAGTCTTGGTCGAGCCCTGATGGCATGACCTATACCCGGGCAAATATCAACGCCCTGCAGCGGTGTATCAGCAATCTCGAGGCACAGATAGCAATCCTTGACGGCTCTGATTATATGGCAGAGCCGTTTGTTTTTGGAGGGCGGCGTTGATGTCAGGTGACAAAACAACCATCACCCGCAAGATCTACGACCGGTATACCTCAATTATCGGCGGGGCGTTGAACATGATATCCCCGTCATTTGCCGGGCGGTGGGTTTATGGCCGTAATATGTACCGTGCATTTACAGCCGGATCCACCGCAGATGCAGACCGAAACTTTAATCCACGGCTGCGATCAGGTGATGCCAACGTCAAAAAAGCCTACAAACTGGTTGCTGCCAGATGCCGAGACCAGGCGGAAAACAACCCGCTTATAGCCGGCGCACTGCGGCGAATATGTGACAATGTGGTCCGCGCAGGCATCATGCCGAAATTCAAATTCAGAAAGGCTGACGGAAGGCTTGACCGAAAAGCCAACAAGGAATGGCGTCATAGGTTTCTGCGCTGGGCAAAATATTGCGAAATCACCGGCCATGAGACCTATGGCGGAACCCAGCGACTCGGTCTCCTGCATATGTGGATGGACGGTCAGTATTTTATCCACAGGGTATACGATACCTCGCGTCCTGGTATCGTTCCGTTAAGGCTCGAGCTGCTGGAGTTTGACCAACTCGACGCATTGGTCGACGGCCAATTGTCAAATGGCAATGTCGCTCGCAAAGGCATCGAATACGATAAATCCACAGGAAGGCCGCTCTTTTACCATTTCCTCGACCATCATCCTGGAGACTATCTCGCTCTTGGCAGAAGATCGACCAGTCGGCGTATTCCAGCAGCAGACATTATCCATGTCTGGGACCGGCGGCGTATTTCGCAATATTCCGGTATTGCCTGGCTTGTAGCAGTTGTTATGGAATCTTACCGCATGGAGGATTTCCGGCATATCACCCATGACGCTGCCAGAACACAGGCAGCATTTGTTGCCTTTTTGAAATCATCAATGCCTGGTTTTAACCTCGGTGGCGGGCTGACGCTTGGCGGGCAGTCCAGTCCGGCAACACCGGCAGACACCGGCACCAAGGACGCGCCGAAAGAGATCATCTCAAATATTGTCCAGAAACTGCCGCCCGGGACCGATGTCCAGATGAACGCCCCGACTCAGCCAGGCGCTAATTATGAGCCGTTTACAAAGGACTCTGCGCGGTATCAGTCGGCAGGGATAGGCATGTCATTTGAAGCTTATACCAATAACTATACAGATGCATCTTATGCTTCGGCCAGGTCTGGATCGCTTGAGGAGAGGCTTTCCTATCGCGGACAGCAGCAGTTCCTAGAGGAACAGCCGAATCGCGGAGTTGTTGCCTGGTTTATCGAGGCAGCCTATCTGGCCGGCATGAATCCGACGCCAATGCCTGGTTATGCAAAAGATCCAGATTTCTATCATGAGATGGCCGAAGGGCAGTTTCCAGGTTGGCACTGGGTTGACCCAAATGCCGATGCCAAGGCTGCTGAAAAACTTATCGAACTCACCCTTGACACCCATCGCAACCAGTCAGCATCTAGGGGGCTTGATTGGGACGACGTCATCGACGACGCAATAGAGGAAGAGGAACAACTCATAAAACTTGCCGAGCTGCGCCGTAAGCGGCTTGGAATTAACGAAGGTGCCGAGGAGTAACTATGCCTTTTCTGCAGAGAAAACAGAGCACACCACATTATAAGCTCCGCTCGGAGATTGAGCAGCTGCTGCGCACTGCTGGCATCCATACCGGTATGTGGGCCAGATCAGGCAATCTCCAGGAATCTAAGCGGGCAACGCCAACCGAGGACGGCGGGTTTGAGTGGGTACTCACAACCGAAAAACCTACTCTTGTCTGGGATTGGAAGCGGTGGGAGTTTGTCTATGAAGTGCTGCTGGCTGACGGCATGCTTGTTCCTGCCAACGGTCAAGTTGTGCTGCTCGACTCTCATTCCAGGTACTCGGTAAAGGATGTTCTCGGTCATGTCCGTGATTTCAGTGAGACTGACGCAGGAGAATATGCGGCCAGGTCAGGTATCGTCTATTTCGCCGAAGATGCTGACAGCCAGGCGGCTAAACAAAAAGTAGAGGGCCGTCATATCACTGACGGCTCAGTCGGCTACAAGCAGATCAAGTCGATCTGGATCCCAGAGGGCGACGAGGCCTCTGTACGCGGCCGGACCTTTGAGGGGCCGCTGCGGGTGACCTATGAATGGTCGCTAATGGAATTTTCAATCACCCCGATCGGCGCCGACGTGTTGGCGAAGGTCAGGGACTTACACTCGCTGTGCGGCGCATAGCCCGCCAAACAAGACAATCCCAGCCATAAAAGGAGAAAAGGGATGAATCCAAAACTTTTAGCATTCTTGAGAGAAAACGGGCTCCGGGCCGACGCAACTGAGCAGGAGGCATGGGACTATTACGACAAACTAAAGGAAGATGGTGTAGACCTGCCTGGAATAGATCCAGGACAACGTGCTGCAGCGCCTGCTAATGGTGCAGGTAATGGGGAAGGTAATACTACACACGCAGCAGCAGGTAATGGTGGTGGAGAAGGTCGTCGTACCTATAGCCAGGAGGAACTCGAGGCAATCGTTGAGCAGCGCACAGTTCAGGCAATGGGCCGTGAGGCAACCAGGCGTGCCTCTGTGCAGGAGCTTATAGATGTAGCCGGAGTCGGTGATCTAGACGGCGGAGCCTTTGCCAGGTCGCTGCTCGATAATCCTGATGTCAGTCGTGAGCGGGCATCAGATCTTATATTTACCGAGCTAAAAAAGCGCAATGTGCCAATCGGCACAGGCGCCCATGTTGGCACCGAGGCGCCGGAGAAACTGCGTGCGGCTATCACCGATGGGCTTTTGATGCGCCAGGGGATTCCGGTTGCAGAACCGGCAGCTGGCGCACGTGATTTTCGCGGGCGCTCAATGATCGAGATCTGCCGCGAGCTGCTCGAGGCAAGCGGCGTCAACTGTCGCTCCATGTCCAGGATGGATATCGCCGGTCGGGCTATCGCCTCCACTTCCACCTCTGACTTTGCCAATATCTTTTCCTCCCTGGTTGGTCGCTCATTGATGCGCGCCTATGATGAATGGCCGTCAACCTGGCGGCCATTCGTGGCAATCACTGGGGCAAACGATTTTCGTGATATCCATGCGGTGAAGCTCTCTGGTGCGCCTGATCTGCAGGGAATCAGCGAGAACGGCGAATACAAGACGGCAATATTCTCGGATGCAAAGGAGAGCTACAGGGTGATCACCAAGGGAATACGGGTGCCGCTTACCCGCACGATGATCATCAATGACGACCTTCGGGCCTTTACCAGGGTTCCGCAGCTCTTTGGCGTTGCAGCACGGCGCATGGAGTCGGCGGCTGTCTACTCGCTGATCAACACCAACGGCGCCATGTCCGACGGCACAGCCCTCTATCATGCCGATCATTCCAATCTGGCTGCATCAGGCGGGGCTCTCAGCTCCACCACCTTGGGCGCTGGCCGGGCTGCAATGCGCAAGCAGACCGGGTTGGATGGTGAGTCAATCGACGTGATTCCGGCATTCCTTTTGACTCCGGTGGCTCTGGAGACAACTGCCGAGGTCCTTCTCCGCTCAACGGCTCTGCCCGACGATAACAAGTCTGCAGGCGTCTATAATCCATGGGCAGGCAAACTGACGCCGATCTCTGATCCGCTGCTCGATGCCACCAGTGCAACCGCTTGGTATCTCTTTGCCCATCCCAACCAGGTGCCGGTTATCGAGGCCGCGTATCTGGAGGGTGAAGAGCAACCCTATGTCGAGGAGCAGGTGGATTTTAACTCAGACGCGCTGATTATCAAGGTCCGTCATGACTTCGGTGCTGGGGTTGTTGACCACCCAGGTACCTACAAAAACGCCGGCGCGTAATTGACACATAGCGGATTGTAACTGACGCATAGATAGCCGGTCCGTAATTCGTGCCGGCTTATGAAGAAACATAGAAAAAAAGGAATTTTATCATGGCTACAAATCATGTGCAAAAAGGCAATGTAATGACCTGGACCAACGGTACCAGTGCCGACGTAGCGGCTGGAGATGTGGTCGAGGTTGGTACCCTTATCGGTGTGGCCCTAGGGGATATCGCTGACGGTGCAGAAGGTGAGGTTGCAATTGCTGAGGTGTGGACCTTGCCCAAGGAGGCTCCGCTGGTGATAAGCCAGGGCGACCAGGTTTACTGGGACGATACCGCAGGAGAGATCGACAAGACAGATACCAATACTGCTGCTGGAAAGGCCTTTGCCGATGCTGCCAGTGCAGCCACCACGGTCAAGGTTTTGCTTAACGTTTAATCGTCCATGACCACCGAGCTGGAATATATGGTTGCCGATACTGAAAGTGAGTTGGCGAGAACCGGAATAGACAAGGAAATTGACGGTGTTCCCATCAAAGCTTTTGTCTCTCATGTTGAACTTGAAAGCGCTGATTTTGAGTTAACGAACGTGTACCGGGAAAAGCTTTATCACAAGCCTGGGGCAATAGATGAAAAAGTTCCGGAACAGACTGTTGATATTGACGGCGACCGGTGGACTGTTATCTCCCACCGGTCAGGTATGATTCTGTCATGCCTCACTGTTGAGAGGTCGGTCGGATGATAACGTTTCATGGCGACATAGACGAGTTACGCAGGCTGACAAAAGGTATTGCAGCGGCGGAGCCTGCGTTGGAGAAAGCAACTGTTTCAGCGTTGAACAAGTCGATTGTTTCAACCAGGGCGTATGGTGTGAAGCTTGTTGCCAGGGATTATGCGGTCACTCAGAAAGCGGTCCGTAAGGAGCTGAAAATATACAGGGCAAACCTGCATAGAAAGCAGGCTTCCATTGTCGGTTCAGGTTCGCCTGGCATACCGCTCTATCAGTTTCGCCCAACTCCTAGGCGCGTTCCTTCAACAAAGCGTCTCAAGAGCGGCGGTTACTCACCGAAAGAGGGTATCAAGGTGATGATCCGTCGTGGTTCCAGGAAGGTCGTAAAAGGTGCGTTTATCGCCGAGACAGAGTCTGGGCATATCGGAGTTTTTAAGCGTCGCGAGCGTGGACTCGGTAACTGGTGGAACGCTTTCAGAAAGAACCGGATAGAGAAAATGTTTGGTCCGTCCCCGCTGCGAATTCTCGACAGTGAACATTATTACGAGAAACTGGACAACTACACTGAAGAAATCATGGATAAAAACATGGCTCATGAAGCCGATTATTTTCTGAAAAAAGCTGGGGTGATTTTCAATGTTTGATGCTCTCGACAAGGTAGTCGACAGATGGGGTGAAATACTGAACGGGGCTGTATTTGAGTCTCCGTCAGGTGTGTCGCGGGAGATGCGGATCATTGTCTCAGGTCTGGATTCAAAACGTATGCCGGGGATGAATGGGAACGATTATCCATTCACTCAGTTCCGGATCGTTGGCGGCGATGATGGCTCTAACAGTTCAAAATTCAGCATCATTATTGTTGCCGGGCTGTATGTGAACCCTGACACTGACGGAGATGGAGATATAGATACCGATGATGCCCAGACCGCTTCGGCGAAGACATTGATTCAACAGATTGTATCAAATATCAGGGCATTGGGTCGTGATGGAAATTACAGCCCGTATTCCTTGGAAGGGCTCAAGTGGCAGATTGGAGATCAGGAAGGCAGCCATCCAGGGCCGGATCTTTATGTTGTGGCAGCTGAGTTGCTGTTTTCTCAGGAGCCTATTTTTTAACTGAAACACACAAAAGAGGTTTGTTATGTCAAAACAGATGCAGGGCTACAGAGGAAGTCTTGATCTTTACTATCAGGTTGAGGATTCAAACGGCAATTTTGGGGAGGTTTTCCCAGCTGGAAACGTCACTGACTTTCAGATCATCCCCGACGCGGAAGAGCTTGAAATAATCTCAACTGGCAACGCAGACTATGGGCAGGCTGCAGACACCATGATCGATGCCAAGCCAACAAAATGTTCTTTTTCCGTAAACCGGTTCAACATCGATACGCTCGCAAACGCTTTTATGGGCAGTTATGCGGCGCGCACCGCATCTGCCGGCACTGTAGACGCAGGCGATCCGGAAGATGTGACGGCGTACAGCGACGGGATATCGCGGCTTAATCATATCGATATATCAAATCTGGTAATTAAAGACGAAACAGACACGACAACATATGTCCTCGATACAGACTACGAAATTGTAGATGCAAAACTCGGCCTCATAAAGGTGCTGTCTACTGGATCTATCTCCGGCGGCGATACTCTCCATGCTTCGTATAGTTATGCGGCAGAAAGCGGATACCTGCTATCTGGAGGCACCTCATCGTCTCGATTCCTGAAAATGTGGGGCCGGGGAGTAAACAGGTTCAACAACAAGGAATCCCGTGTCGAAATACCGCGTGGATCAATCAAGCCGAACGGTAATTTTTCCATGGTTGGCAATGAGGCGGCCACCGTCGGTTTTGATGTGACGATCAATGTTCCGACGGACGGCTCTGCACCGTTCACTATTATAACTGACGCGTAATTGATATGAGGAAAATATCTGAAATAACAATCGAAGGTGTCAAGGTCAAGGTTGTTGAGCTGACAGTTGCCGATATTGACGCAATGCTTCCTGAACTTGAAAAACAGGAAGAGCCGACAGCCTTGGACTGGATGTTTGCCGATGAGTATATGACGCAGTCATTGCTGCAGAAAATCATTGATGTGCCAGTTGATGATTTCCTGGGGAAGGGACTGGCGCCGTCTGAACTTGAGCCGTTGTACAAGGAGGCAGCCAAGCAGAACCCTTTTTTAGTGAAGGCCCTGAGTCAGATGCGCAAGATAGCGGATCTGATGGCAGCAAATGGATTAGAACTGCCGCAATCAACTTGATAGAGCGGGGCCATCATAACGTTTGGAACTACGGCTTCAGCCTGTTTCTTGACACTATTGACGAGATTGCTCGTCAGGATGCTTTGTCTCGGCAATAAGGTTGATAAGCCAAGTTAAAGCAGCAGTTGCTCCGGAGAAGAGTAGGAGAAGGGAAAGGATAATAATTATCCACTGGCCCATGTCGTAGCCGAAATTGAGCAAGATTAGCCCTATGAATATGCGAATTATCCCTTTCATGATTTAACAATAGCACAGGTTTAACTGATGACTCAAAAAAAATTTGAATTCATTTTAGCTGCTTCGGCCAAAGGTTTTAACAGCATAAACCGTGCAAGACAGGGGTTGCAGGCGTTTAACAAGGAGGTTGGGAACGGTAATACCCTGATGGCTCAAGCCAAGGCCCATGTTGCCGGGCTTGTCGGGGCGTATCTTGGTTTCAACCTGCTGTCTTCCACGGTCAACATTATCAAAGAGGCAAACAGTGCCTCTTTTGAGCTTGAGTCGTCACTCGAGGCTGCCAACCGTGAGTTCGATAAAGTCGGCAGTATGGAGACATGGGGAAAAACTGTCGACAGCCTCTCTGAAAAACTCCGTATTTATTCAAAAACAGATATCAGGTCTGCTGCTGCCCAGACAATAGATATGACCAAGCGCCTTGGTCTTTCTGCTGAGCAGATGGAAATAGTGATTGCCAGGACAGCTGACCTGTCAGCCGGCAAGACAACACTGCTCGGAGGAATTGAGAGGGTAACCGCTGCGCTGAGAGGTGAGGCTGAGGCGTCAGAATACTTAGGGCTTACCCTCAACGAAAACTATGTAAAGGCGTGGTATGAGGCATCTGGAGCAACACAGGGAGCGTGGAAGAACCTTGACGACCTCCAGAAAGCCCAAGTTCGCTACATGGTTTTTCTTGAGCAGGCGAACTCCAAAATGGGCCGGGCCGCAGAATCGGTGAAAACGTTTGCCGGGGCTTATGATCTGGTAAAGGCCAAGCTTACCGATGCAGTGACTGAAAATGAGAAAATGGTCGATGTGATGAAGGACCTTGCTGAATATCTTGAGGCGAATGCCAATGATATTGGCGAATTGGTGTCGTCTATTGCTCAGGCGGCGGCCGAGGCTGCAAAGTGGACTGTTGAAAATAAGGAACTTGTTGCCACGCTCGGAAAATGGGCGTTCGCGATTTATGGAGTGACTACGGCAGGTGGAATTTTAATTCGATTTTTAAAAGGATTTAATGCTGCAGCTGCAGTGATAACTGGTTCCAGTCTTATAGCATGGTTTGGGAAACTGCGTGGCGTCATCACCGGAGTAACGCTTGGTATGGGGGCAATGGCGGCAGTGACAGCTAGTGTTGCTGTTGCTTTTGTTAATGCTGTCGTCCAATCAATAAAACTTTATGACCGCTGGAAAGAACTCAAGAAAATTCAGAAAGAAATAGAAGAACAGACCAAGGAAAACGCCGAAGCTAATAAAAGACTTGCTGATCGTTTCGCTGAAATATCAAAAGAAACCGGGGTGACTGTTACCTCGATAAAAGAACTTGATGATGCCGTCAAGAAGGGCTTGCTGCGATTTGACGAAGTGAGCGGTGATCTTGTGAAAGGATATCAAAATGTTGCAGAAGCTGCAGAGCAATCTGGGAAAAAACAGGCTGATTCGGTTCAGAAAGTTACCGATGAAATGCTCAAGAAGTACAAAAAATATGCGGAAAACGTAAAGCGCCTGCAGCAGGAACTTGCAGGGATGGAACAGTCTCTTGCTGAACGTCTCAGGGCAATGTCCAGAACCGGGATGTCAGATCTTGGTGCATGGCGTGATCGCAAGAAAGAAGCTGAAAAGTATATGAAAACCGCACAGCAGGCCGCCGAAGCTGGCGACATGAAAAAAGCTGTTGAGTTTTCCAAAAAAGCTGAAGACGCATACGCCGACCTGAATCGTGAAGTGAAGAATGGGGAGACTGTTGCGATATCTCAGCAGGCCGCGCTGAAGACAGCGATGGAAGGGGTAAGGGCCGCCGGCGAGCAGGCTGCGGAATACCAGAGAAAAATCATCGAGCAGGAACAGAAAGCTGCTGAGGCATTGAATAAGTCAACAGGCGGCAAACTCCTTGAGGCATTAAAGAAAGACGCTCCAGAGTTGGCCAGTGTTTTTGATAGCATAAAATCAAAAGTCGACGAGATGAGCAACTCCGCGGACAGTTACGCTCGCGTGGTTGTCCCGGAGATCGGCAAGGCGTATGAGCTGGTATTCGATAACGCCGAAAAAAAAGGCAAAGCGGCGATAAAAACCATCGATATCGAAACTGACAAACTCGTTAAGAAAAAACGAGAGATGGAGATTAATATCAAGCTCAACGGGCCGAGCCAAAGCGAGCTGGATAGGTTGTTCGGAGACATGAAAGGGGTTGTCGCCGTCGCCGGAAAAGCAAAAGGCGGTTTTCCCGGGCTCAACCCCGTCCCGTGGGTGCCTGGTTTCAATACTGGCGGCGGCGTGTGGGCAAAGTTCCAGCGTCTTGCTAATCCTCTTATTATGCGTGGATCTGGCATGAAAGACGACGTTCCGGCAATGCTCAAAAAACACGAATTTGTGCAACCAACTGAGTCTGTAAAGCTATATGGTGTCCGCTTTATGGAGATGGTCAGGCGTGGTCTTTTCCCTGTTGAACTGGCAAGAGGATTTGCTACAGGTGGTACTCCTGCAGGGCCGGTGTCGCTGGCAGGCGCCGTTTCTGCTGGAGGTTCGTCTGTTTATAACCTCACCGTAAATTACAGTGGTTCCGGTTCACATGGAGACGCTCGCGTCCTGGCGAAAACCGTTTTATCAGAGTTGCAGAAAATGCAGAGAGGGTCATCAAGATGATCACTATAAACGGGGCTGAATTTAGCAAATACCTGCAGGTTCCAGACTGGTTGACATCTCCGGGATCTGCGGGGAGCGAGCATGTTACGTTGGGCGGCTCATTGATAGTGCAAAGATTTTCTGGAGATTATCCGAAAGAGATCACTTTAACGGCGAAGCTGGAAGGCAACAAGTTGTTTGGTTATTTCACAACAGAACAGGTTGAATATCTACGACTTATTGCTGATTCTGGAGAGCCTGTGCCGTTTGAATATCACGGTAGGCAGATGAATATTGTTATCCCGCTTGACGGGATTAACCTTGTGGCGCAAGGAAACAGGTCCGATCCTCCAAGCGGCCACCCGCATTACGGAACTGTAACTGGAAGAATTGTTTAGGAGGATATATGCAATCAAGCGATTTAGTAGTTTTTTCAGCACTATCTAACGGGCGGCGCTCGAATACAGTTTTAACGTCCGGCTCACCGGAAAACGTTTTTCGCAAGATAAAATCAAGTGAGCGGATAGCCGGAATCACGCTTGCGGTAAAAACTCACTGGGGACTGAAAAACACCGACAATTACGCCCTACAGGACCCTGAGACATATCACGACAAGCCGACACTGAGCCCCGATGACTATGTCGTCAAGTGGGAATCCGCGCAACGAATGGCAAACGATGACAGCACACTAAAAACCGAGCTTGCCTCGAAAGACCTTTTCGGCTCTGCCGATCTTGACGCTGATATTACGGCGGGGGATTCAACGTTTGACGTTGTTGTTAAACACGCAGACCTTCTCCCAGGTGGAACGCACGATATTTTTCAAGACGGTTACGCCTGCCGCATCTGTTCTCACTCAACAGCAGTTGCAACGGACGGGGCCGAGGAAGATTTTACCATTTCAGGCACACCGACATATTCCGGCCTTGTCGTGACTATCACGAGATCCGGGACGTTTACAAACTCGTATACCGTTGCGTCCGGGGCTCGCGTGTCCTCAATGATCCAGCCAACAGCAGACATCGAGCCGACCAAAACAACACCAGTTGCCACAACAGCGGGCGACGGCGACGTTGATGACACCACATATCCGATTGAGCTAGATAATTACGGCACGGTCGAACAGGATTGGACACTCACTTTTACCGACGCGACCCACTACACGCTTTCAGGCGATACGCTCGGCACGCTCAGTTCCGGGGTGATTGGCACGGAATTTACCGAAACAAACTCGGATGTTTCCAGGCCGTACTTTACGATTCCAGTTGGATTCTTTACCGGGACATGGGCTGCTGGTGACACGCTTACTTTTACCACTCACCCGGCCACAATCCCAATCGGGCAATTACTTGTTGTCCCAGCTGGTTCCGCATCCCTTGCAAATAACGTCTGTACAACCGTTCTCGGCGGGGAGGCTGCCGGGTAATGCCGACTATCGCCCTGCCGATAACATACGGTTTGCCGGACAGTAGCCGGAGCGCCGGAATGGTGCTTGAACAGGCTCGATGGTCCGGTATTGGCAGGGTGACGCGGCTCAATCTTGTTCAGGCGCTATCCTCGTCGCTCTATGACACGGAAGGTCCTGACGTAGATTGTGGTGTTGAGGATGATAACAGCTTCGAGTCTGGGCTCTATGCTTATCCGTATGACCTGGCCATGACATACGATATCGGCCTTACTCACGGCTCATTGTCGGAGATGGTCGTCCAGGAGGTGACTGTGCGGGAGTTAGTGCAGTTTTCCCTCGACACCGAGCAGTCGCTAAAATATCCGGCACAAAAAATCATATCATCAGAATGGGCCGCTACTCCATGGGGGACAGAAGGTGAAGAAACTGACCCTCCGGCAATCAGTGTAGAAGGCAACGAGATCGCAATCTCAAAACCGGTTTACGGCTCGGTTGCTGTTGAATATCTGGCAATCCGGCACTCGCGACAGATGCGCATATCTCCCCGCGCTGATGCGGTCGAAGATGTTTTTTGCTCATACGCTTGGGCTAGATGGGTTGGCGGCTGTGAACTGCTGAAAATCGAACCGCCTCCGAAGGCTGAGGAATCCTACGCCATCGGTGTAACGTGCTTTGGCGGCGGACTGCTGCGATCCGTGGATGATGACAACACTCCACAGGACCCGACCGAGCGGAGCCACGAGCTTGAGGTAAATGTGGACTACTGCACTCAAGTTGCAGACGAGGAGGCAGCATGATAGCCGCGTTGCCGATAACGTATGCTGTGCCGGAGGCGTCCACACCTGATCGCGGCGTGAACTGGATGCGACTTGAGCAGAAATATAAGGCAGAGGGCCAAGACGCAGACCTGAACGATTTGTCTCAAATGCTTGCGCGGGCCAGGGCCGGCCGGTCTGCCTTTACGTACGTCAAAGACGCGTGTCCGTGGGCGACGATCGACAAAGGGGTCGTGACTATCGAGCTTGATTTTTACCTGTGGCCGTCGTCGCTTGATCTTCGCTATGACCTGACCGTCAATCAGGGCGAGCTATCAGGTCCGGAAATTATCACTGAGTACGTGTCGTTTTCGGTGCCTTTTCAGGGCTCAGATATAGCCGAACTGCCGTACATGTTTAGCGGTACTCTCGTGCCAGAGATGCCGTTTATCAACTCAGACGGTGAGGTTTTGCCGACGCAGCAGATAACACTGGACGGCTCCGTAGTTCGACTATCCCAGCCTTGTTGCACGGTGTTGCGGGCCAATGGCATGGCGACCGGCTATAAATACACGCTGACCCTGGAGATCGACAAGGGCCAGGATGAAGGCGCCACATCTATCAGCAGCCTGTCTGTAACGGCAATTGCGTCGTGGACCGGAGATGACGGCGCGGCCGAAACGGACACACTTGACTTTGAAATCCCGCCATGTGTCGAAGAACTCCTTGCAGACTGCTCCGATGGCGGCCTTGTTGGGATGATCGGCTGCGCTGGGCGTGATTGTGACAGAGAACAAGATATCCTGAAAGTTTTTTACTCGGTCTGTACCGGCGATGAGCTCGGCACGAGATGGGAGAAAAACGAATGAGCAACTCATCACTCCCTATCCCATACGGCAGCACGGCGCAAGATATCAGCGCCGGGCGATTTATCAGGCTGGAGCAGGTCGGTGTCAAAACGACCGCTACGCGCGGCGAGGTTGCCGAGTTGGTCGACGAGCTGTTTAGTATCGATCCATGCGTTGAACCGGAGGAATCGGCAGAGATACAGGCGCCGGAAGAGGAAGAATTCACCGAAACTGTCCAGAAAAAATTCGACCTGTCGCTATGCGATCAGGACGATGGCGGCAACTGGCTGTGCCAGGTGAAGGTGTGGTTGTCAACTCCCGGCGATCAATTCCAGTTGCGACTCGATAACGGCGAGGAGCTGCAACAGGCGATAGTTGGAGAGCAGGTTAATCGTGGAATAACAGTCAAGGACGCAGCGAGTTTCCAACTTGAACAACCTGTTATCTGCAATTCCTCTTTTGCCTGGCTTGGTTCTGTCGTGTCTCAGGACGGCGTTGAATCTGGCCCTGCAATCGAGCGTGACGGCAACACCCTGTACTGGGGCAAGCCGGTAACTGGAGTTATCGCGGCATCATATCAGACCGAATACACCATGGTCGACTTGCTGATCTACGGCGACGACGACCAGCAGCCTGTGGATTGCAGGGTACTCGGTTTTTACCGAGGTATTGTTGAAGATATCGACTTGGAAGTACCTGACAAAAAGGATGACGACCAGCTTGCCAGAGAAAAATTTTGTGGACCACGCCGTGAAGCTCTGATCGATGTTGTCGACGTAACAAGACCGCCTTGGATCACTGATCGCGTTGAATACAAATGTCGATGCAGCGGGAAACACCACCACTACGAATACGCAAACGAGCCGACTCCTGCAGATGTCGGGGCTGGAGAGTACAGGTTTCCTGGAATCACCCGTAATGTTTTTGGCGATTACGTCGATTGCAACGAGGAAACAGCAGGCAGTCTGGCGGAGCCAGAATATTACCAGAGTGTGTGCTGTGATCCGCCAGATATTGCGTTGCCGAAGTGCAAAAAAGTCTATGTGAAAAATACCGGCGGGAAAGACTTGGACCCTGTTGCTAAGCAGGAATATATAGAGCGATACGGGGCTGATGTTGTCCAGTTTGTGCCGGTTAGCCCGCCCGATGGCGACTGCGGTTTTATCGTTTATCAGCAGAAAGTTGACTACAAATCGTGCTGCGACGAAGTGGTTGAGTTGGAATGGAACTATGACCGCTCCGCAGAGGTTTTGCCGAATGACGGGTACGCGGCTGTTTATGTGATTGGCGGCAGGGCTCCGTACACGTTTAAAACAACGGCGCAGGGGACTTTTTTTGGCAACGGCAAGAAAACGATAACGTCAATCTCTTCGCAGATCAGGATTTACTCCGATACATCTTTTTGCGGGTCGACCGAAGTCAGCGTTACCGATGGTTGCACCACTGCCACAGAGTTTTTGCGGTCGGACGTTGGTCAATGGGTCGACCTTGGGTACGACCAATGTATGTTGCCAGGGCACGAAGTAGGCATCGATTGGTCAAACTTTAGCCCTACAGCGGACTGTTCGTCAATTCCCGGGGGGGACGCAGAAGTTACAAAAACCAAAGGCAGGTATAAGCAGAATGAACGAGTCGTACCGTATTGCGTCGGGGGATTTAGTGCTACCCTGTACTCGGATTGGTTATGGGCAATAGAGACCACCGATCATGAAACTCGCTGTTCCAACCTTGAATACGTGAGGCAGGATATTCACCCTGACCCGACCGACTATACGCCATGTATGGACTGGAATACCATTACCTATGTGGGTAGGCCGTCTTTTTCGGTATGCAGTGAAAATCTTGGGTACAGGGTAGGCGTGTATGTATATGCCTACGGCGGACATAAAATAAACGGAGAACATCTTTTAAGCGCAACTAGACAAGCATGGGTGTGGCAATGTTGAATTTGGGTGCATATAGCGAGCGGGATTTGCAACACCTGCTGCAACTGTTGAAACAGATGCACAGCAGCAATAAAAGCGTGCGGCAAGGGATGGCCGACGTTGGACGAGAGATTAACCGCATTAACGCCGAGCACTCCAGCAACACAGGGAAATTTCATCTACCTGCCGGGGCATACACTGACAAATGCCCCGAGTGCGGTGGACTGACAAAAGACCGAGTTGACGAAGATACTGGCGAGATGGCGCGAGTTTGCCAGCAGTGCTGGTTTAGTTGGATTGTTGAGTAGAGGGCAGACATGGCCGGAAACGACGAATACACAAAATTACTGATCCACTCAGACGACACTGACGGATCAACAACGTTTACCGATAGCTCCACCTCTAACCATACATTAACTTCTTACGGGTCAGCGCATCACGAGACCGATCAGGCGAAATTCGGAGCGTCGTCTATCCGTATCGGGGCGGTTGGAGATTATATCACATTGCCTGACACCGATGACGTGCATTTTGGCTCAAGCGACTTTACTATTGATTGCTGGGTCTATATAGACAGTTTTGCTGACTACAGGTCAATCTTCGGGCAAATGCCGTCATCGCCAAGCGCATCCAATATTGCCACGTATCTGCGCATAGAGCAGACAACAGGGCAAATATTTTTCAGGATAGGAAATGGTTCGAGCGTTTACACGCTGACGACCACTAGCAGTATAACTGCTGCAACATGGCATCATATTGCATTTATCCGTTACAACAACACGCTATATGTGGCCATTGACGGCACGTTTGATGCAACAACTGTCAATGTTTCTGGGGTCACACATCTAAACTCCAACTACACTCCAACAATAGGACGACTCGGTGACTACACCGGATTTACGCTTGCTGGATACATCGACGAATTTAGGATTTCAAAAGGCGTTGCTCGGTGGACCTCAAATTTTACTCCACCTACGTCTATATACACAACGGCGGCGCTGCTCAGGGCATTATGTAATCAGGTTTATGATCTGGAGGGCGCGCTGCTCCGAATGCTGTTTGATCAAAAATACGACATCAACGAGGCGCAGCGTGCGCTTTTTAATCAACTGATATCGCTGCGGATGCTCACATCTTTTCGCCAACTCATTGGCGATATGCCACAGTTCCGCATGGCGTTTGACCAGCGTTTTGGCGATTGCTTTATGATGCGCAGGATATGTAACCAGGCGATTGATAACGCTAATCGATACCGGACCACATTCGATCAGATTTGGAGCTACCCAAAGGCGTTGCGCAGCATATTTGCGGAAAAATACGGCCTCGCATCGCACGAAGTCAGGGCGCTGGCCGATCAACAGTACGATCTGCTTGATAAGGAGCTGTTGCGGTCCGTCCTTGATCAGCTATACATTCTGGCCAGCGGCTTCGGTGTCGTCCAAAAAGCTGACATCACTATCACATGCAACGGCGTCGAGCACAGGTCAGCCACAAACATCATGCTGGAACAGGACGACGCGCAATTTTACTGCATCGGATCACTGCAACTCGCAAATCAGGCCGAGTACTTTCAGTACGGGAAATGGATGGGGGGGGTGACTGTTCAGATTGGCGACGTTACGGCCAACCTTATGACCGAGATCCCGTACATATCAAGGCCGGAAGTGGCAAACGACACATATATCGTCCCGCTCGTCTCTCCAACAAAATTACTCGATGCTCCGCACAACAAACTTGTCGCGCAAGAATTTTCCGGCATGGCCTCGGAGATCTGCGCCGCTCTTGCCACTCCGTTCGACGTCGATTGGCAACTGGTTGATTGGTATATCCCGGCAGGGATTTTAACGTCGACCGGCGAGTCGGCAATATCTGTTATTAAACGCATTGTCGGCGCGGCTCGGGGAATAGTTCAAACTCCGCTTTCTGGCTACACGCTGATATGTCGCCCAGAGTATCCGGTAAGCCCGCCGAATTGGGGCAGCGTTGAACCGGGGATTGAACTGTCTGACCAAGATGTTTTTTCCTCTGTGATACCGAATCCTTCGCCGAGGGCAGGGCATAACGTCTTCTTCGCCAGCAATCAGGAGTTTGCGAGTGACGGCGTAAGCATGGAGCACGTAGAGATATCGTCCAGTGTCAAGGAGGTGCATGTCTTCATCACGCCTTGGAGTGACCGCTATCAAGCCAACCTGCTGCACTCGGGAGGCTCGTGGGTGCAAGTGATTGCCAACGGCGTTGTCGCCGAGGAAATCACCGAGCAGATAGAGATTAAAAATGGCTCCGGGCAAACATCGAAACCGTGCTTCGAGCTGATCGACTACGAATGGGGATATCGAGACCTTGGTAATTTGTCGGTTGTTGAAAATGGCACGGCGACGGCCGACGACGAGCAACATAGCCTTGTGACCGTGACGTATACAACAAAATACTGGTCGTTCACCGCAACGGACAACGAAATAGAAGACGTACAGTTTTACCCTGAGGTTTTGGAGATCGCATGAATACGAGCGAAACAACAATAATTGTTCCATTTGGTGACGGGGTTGCCGGCGATTCCGGTTTTATCCGAGCAGAAATCGACGCATCAAAACACGCTGACTCAAACGGCAATTTGCCTAGTGAATTTGCCCCAGGAACAGAGGTGTTTTTCTGGCTCCACTACAACGCGGCAGAGATAAAAATCAACTGCGTGGCTGCTACAGATGGCGGCGACATTCAGCGAATCGGCGAGGTGACACGGATAAAAGAGCAGCAGATCACGTTTGCTGACACGGAACCGGTAGAGCTCTCGTATTGGCCGAAATCAGACCCGACAGTAACGAAATGGTATGGCAGAACATCGGCGCTCACGTTGAACGGCAAGCAGTTGGCCGCCACATCTGCCCCATGTCTGGCAGATATAAGTTATCCGATACGGGCGGCACAGTATAAACACCGGCTTGTCTCTGGGGTATCGCTCTCAGCCGGGGATAAATTTTACACGGCTGCGATTATTGACTACGAGGAAGTGTAATGCAGATCACGGTTAAAAGGGCGCCGGCAGACAACCAAGGGCCAAATATCATTGACCACCTGTTGACCAGTGATGTTGTTGGTGTCGCCAGATGCCGTGGTGAGATTGATTATCACTCGACGGACCGCGACGAGCCGAACTGTAATTGTCCGAAGCATGATTTTATCGAGACCGGGACGATTGCCCGCGTCGGTGACAGGTATGGATTGTGGGCAGGCATGGTTAGGTGGTGCCAGTTGACTGTGACGATATCCGGCGACCACTACGCGGCCAATATGTCGCTCAACATCGAGAGGGAAGTATGAACGACGCGTTGAAAAATATTTTTAACCCTGATCGAAAAGTAACAATCTTTGGGACCGTGAAACAGAGATTGTCTGGCTCACGGTATATTGTCGAGGACGTGCTCGGAAATATCGTTCCGGCGCAATCCTCAGACTATTATCCAACCGGGGCGAGCGTTAGGGTTGAGGACGGCGTGATTGTCGGACGTGGTGCGTTGAATGGAGAACATAGAGTCTATGAGGTGTGAGCGTGAAAATTAACGCATCAGAATTGCGGGCAATATTGCCACAATCCAGGTTCGGAAACTTCCTGCTGGACAGAACTTATTCCCTCCCAACTGGGGATGAAATCCGGCAGGCGGTTAATGATTTTATCATCTCTAGGGGAAATTTCGACTACGAACTGGACCGGAACGACTGCGACAACGCTGTCTGGGATCTGGTCGGCGAACTGTCGAAACACGGTTGGACTGTCGGGCTCTGTGTGACAAACACCCACGCGGTCATGGGCTATGTAACAAATGATACGCAGGTCGGCTTTGTCGACGCGATAACGGGCTTTGAGCTTAACGAGCCACAAATTAAATTAACGGTATGGCCATGAGAAAGACTGTCTATTTGTTGGTGCTGTTGCCGGTTCTAGTTCTATCCGGATGCTGGTCCCAGATGTCTGAGAAAGCAGTAATTAAGCTCTACGATGCGGCGGGGAATGTAACCGCTACAATCACCGGGGCGGCAGTACAAAGGGACCTTCTCTATACTGATCAGCATAAGAACCGGGACAATCAAACAGCAAAGATGTTTGCTAAGTCCGGGGTCCAGGTCAAGATGGAGATGATCACTCTTGCCGACGGCAGCAAGGCGTATCTGCCGAAGGAATTTTCTGTGCGCGGGGAGCCACGCTTTCAGCAGAATCTTGAGACAAGGCCTCCTGACCATCGCGGCTGGCAGACTGCTGATAAATTCGTTGATTTGTTGACATTCGGAACCGGGGCTTATTTCTTAAATGATTTTGGAAAGCATTCAGTGAGCAGTGGACGTCCAAGTTACCAGGGGGATTACAACTACCAGTCGTACAATCCGCAGACGGCCCAGCCATACTTTGCCCCGGTGGAGTAGATAAATGACTCAAGGAACTCCAATAGAAACCACGGTTCGCAAAGTAGGCGCAGTCTACGTGCTGAAAAATCCAGAGTGCAAAGAAATTTGTTCGGTGCTTGATGATAACAACAAGCTTGTGCGCCCCTGTAAATATTACGACTACGGGACGCATGGCCTTGAGTCGTGCCGAAAGGATTGCTGAGGCTGATTTTATTATCCTGGGGAGGATAAATTTTGAAGATTGCAAAAAAGATCATCTACAAGACCGCTGAAAAGTACCTGCAATATCTCTCTGACCGCAACGTTGATACAGAGATCCATATGAAGCAGGGAAAGGACAATTCTGTGCTGGTGCTGACGCAACCTTTCCATGCTTACGGGGTCACGGTTCCGGCAGGCTACAAATGGAACGGGGCCAGCGCTCCACCAGGTCCGGCGCGTCTCGTCATTCCGAAATTTCACAAGATGATCAAGGCCAGCTGCCGACATGACCGAGCGTGTGAACTGGCAAAGAATAAGTTTGATCGATTGCTGGCCGATATCGTCTTTTTCCTCATGGCATATGAGGTTGAGGGCATGAAATTATGGCGTGCCGTGGCCGGGCTGGCAGGGGTCCGGGTCGGCGCTCACCTGGGAATAGGGAACAAATTTTAATCTGGCGTTTATATGGAAGGTGGCAGATTGGAGATAGACGGCAAAACAGCACTTACCGGGGCGGCGTTTATTCTTACATGGATTGCGCAGGTCGTTTCCCACGTGAGACGAGACGAGGCAGTAAGGTCCCAGGTCAAAGCGAACAGCGAGGCAATAGAAAAGCTGACCAGGATGCTTGCCAATGAAAACGGGGAGCCGCATTTCATCACTGAAAACCGGTGCAGCAGGACGCAAGAGTCGTGCAATAAACTGAACAATGAACGATTCGCACAGGTAGCAAAGGAGCTCTCAGACACCAACAAAACGCTTTCCTCGCTGACAGAAAAAATGGATTCATTGCGCGGCGATATCCTGGAATATCTAATCAAAAACAAGGTGACAAAAAACTGACATGGACTTACTCGACGACCTAAAACGACACGAGGGTTTTTCTTCGCACCCGTACCGGTGCCCTGCAGGAGTTTTGACCATAGGATACGGATTCACCTACTTGACCAGGGAAGAGGCACACATGGTGCTTAAAACGAGGGTTAAACACCTTCGTAATCAGCTCTTGCCTTACATGGCAACTCTGTCTCCGGCAAGGCAGGATGTGCTGGTAAACATGGCCTTCAACCTCGGGGTTGAGGGCCTTTTTAAATTCCGGAGGATGTGGGCGGCGATCAGGGCCCAGAATTTCGATCTTGCGGCAACCGAGATGCTTGACTCAAAGTGGGCCCGGCAGGTTGGTGGCAGGGCAAAAGAGTTGTCTGAGAAAATGCGTAAAGGGTGACTTATGTTTTTGATAGCAGAAACAAATAAATGTCCGTCGTCGTGTGAAAAATGTTACGGTATCTACCAGCCATGGGAGCGTAGTGGTAAATTATTGCAATGTACAGATGATGAACTTAAACATGGAATGCGTGATATAATTAATAAGATCGTCGCATCGTGTGACAATGAGTGTATATCTGTTAGAAAATAGCTGGTCAATGTATGACCAGCGTAGTTTTTGTAATACTTTGAAAACACAATAAAAAAACACAAGAATAACGCCCTTCGGGACGCTGGGGTCGGAGGTTCAAATCCTCTCTTCCCGACCATTTACATACCAAAAAGTTGGGGCATAAACTTAATATGCCCCAACTTTTTTTTTATTCAATAAGGTCAACGGCATTTCTCTTCTGCTGGTTGCTGACATGCTGATACACTTTGATCGTCATGTCCGGACTGGCGTGTCCTACTATTTCCGATACTGATTTCAGATCAGCTCCACGTTCGAGCAGAGTGGTTATAAATGCGTGCCGGATATCATACATCCGTAATCGTCTTGTGACGCGGGCCCGGTTTTTAGCCGTACGCCATGCAGTTTTTAAGCTATCTATACTCTTTCCGTTATAGTGCACAAGGTAAGGTACAGATTTCTCTCCATCTTCGTCATACCATGCCTCAAGGTGCCCCATGATAGTCTTATTGAGAGGGACAACACGAACAGGGATTCCTCCCTTATCGGCCGACAGCACTGTTAAAGTCCTGTTGATAAAATCGACCGAATCCCAGGTGAGGCGCAGCAGCTCTTCCTTCCCAGGGCGCAGTCCGGTATGATAGGATATCAACATTGCCCGTTTCATGTGCGGTACAGCACAGGCGAGTATTGCATCAAATTCCGCTTTGGTCGGTGGCTGGATTCGTGCGTCGTCCCTCTTTGGCATTTCAAAGCCGGCCATCGGATTGGATGATATCAGCTTCCTATTGACGGCCCAGTTTAGCACAGTCCTGATATCGCTAATCTCTCGGTGGACAGTGGTCAGTTTTACCTGTCTGGCTCTTTTGGAGACATATTTGTCAAGGCGTGCAGCGTTGATATTGTGAATCATGGTTTGACCAAGTTCAGGGATTATCACGCCATTCATCTTGATTGCCAAATTATTGAAGCTAGATGGGGCAAGTGAATGCTCTTTGGCTTCCATGTATGTATTGACCAATTCGACGAACAGGGGGCTTTTTTGAACTATTCTGTGGCCTAGGTCGAGTGAGGCGTTGTATTCTATGGCGGCAGCTTCTGCTTCCGGACCACGGCCAAAGTATTTTTTGTTAGTATTTGGTCTGTCTAGATCCTTGCCTTTAGGATAGCGACAAATCCAGCGACCGTCTTTTAATTTGTGGACTGACATAGACACTCCTTTATGGCCGACACATCCCGCAAGAATCGTATACTGCCATGACAGCTTCTTTCCTGCTGGTGAAGGACTGAATGCAGTTCTTGCAGTTATATTTACGGCAGTCGACGAAGTAAACTTGTGTGACTTCACATTGCCATGGTAGGCACCATTGTCGGCAACTTAATTGTTTGCTGATTTATGGACGCAGCTGCTGTTTTTTGATCCCTTTCGCCACTGCCAGGGCGGTGTCGGATCTGCGTTTTTCCATAGTCCCAATTGTTGGGCCCGAACTCGGGCCTCTATATTCTTCCAATGGTTGCAGAATGGAGCGTTGCAGTATTTATGGTATTGCCAGGCAAGACCGTTTTCAATAAGGCTTTGGTTTATATTGACGTCGTCGACTGTAACGACACCTACGGCCCGGCCGTATCTGTCTGTATCGTAAATTTGCACGTGGGCAGTTTTATTTGCAGCTAGATTTGAAGTATGTCTTTTGGCAGCCCGGCCGAAGTGCTGCTTACTTTCCGGACAATCTATCCCGTATAATCTGATCTGATGCTGCCGTTGCTGTGCATCAAGGATTGTAATTGTGTCGCCGCCGGAAATGCCTACAACTTTACCGGTGATAGTCTGGGCGCCTATAAGAAAAGGAAGCAAAAGGAAAATTATGAGAGTCAAAAGGTATTCGATCTTCTTCATAACAATCCTATTTTTCTCCAGTATCCTTCAATTTCTAGTTTGACCTTAAGAAACTCAAACAGGTCCGGATCCTCATCTTCCCGCTCCAGGAACTCAGCTAAGATAGCTCTCTGTTGCTTAGCCCCATACAGGCTCCATTCTTCAAAGAGGTCTTCTAGTTGCTCTGAAGTCATTGAGTGTGGTCTCGCGTATCTCAAACAAGAAGTTATACTTCAATTGCTTGAGACTTTGTCAGGAATCCAAGCTACACCTCTGATATATGGCTGTCAACAGAAAGGATACTGGCAGGAATCAATATCATTAAATATCAGTGTGTTGAGGAGATTTCTCAGTCTTTTATAGGTACAAGGCTTTGTTGTCTGAGACGCCAACTCGTTGGAGATTGGAGCAGAATTGCTAAGTATAATGGAATGCTTGAAAGAATCTCAAAAATTCAGCACAGACTACGGATCTGGTTATGATTCGCATAGAAAAAAATTCTTTAGATTGAATTAAAGAATAATTATGGCCAAATTTCATAATTTACTTCTGCGCTTGTAGCACCGCAGGTTAAATCTACTGCCCAATATTGATATATACCAGGTCCTGCATCTGAAGGGATAGGCCATACATGCTCAAATGTTCCGTCAATGTCGATTGATTCTATCGTCGTTGGGGATAATGATCCATCGGGCCTCCTGAAGTGTAGTTCAGCTAATCCATTAGGGGCAAAATCCCACCCAGATTGATGAAGTGTATCCACTCCTCTTGTTCCACTTGTAGAGCTAACTTTTGGTGCAAGAGGAGTGATTTCATAATTTACAACTGGGGTGCTGATCTCTGTTGTTAAATCTACTGCCCAATGCTGATAAGTGCCAATTGCGGCATCTGAAGGAATTGGCCAAGCATGATCATACATTCCATCTTGGCCAGCTTGTACAATTATAGTAGGGGATTGGGAATCATCAGGCCTTCTAAAATGTAGCTCAACTAATCCATCAGGGGTAAATCCCCATCCTGTTTGAATTAGCTCTTCTATGCACCTTGTTCCACTTGTAGAACTAACTTGAGGGTCAGGTTCATAGATAAAATGTTCTAGTGCGTTTGATTCATTACCATACTTATCTTGAGCTGCTACTCTATACTCATAATAATTTCCTGGAATTAAGGGAGGACCATCATAAGGGAAAAAGGGTTCGCTTGTATTAGAAGGTGGGCTCCAGACCTTTATAAAATCATCACTTTCATTAAATAACCCTATGGAATATATAAAGTCAGGCTCGTCAACGCCTGTCCATGTGAAAGTGATGTCACCAAAAGCTGCGCCAGCAGGTTGGAGATTTGTAGCTGTTTGCTCTATAAAACGTTCGATGACTGTTTCCTGAGTAAATGGTGGAGTTCCATCTTCTTTTAAACTGATTTCAAAGGTATAAGTTGCTGGCGCTACGGGAGGAATTGACCCCAAATTACTATGGGATGCGTTAGCCCACTCACCAGGGCTATAAGCTTCATAAACTAGAGGAATTGATCCTATAATGCCTGGTCCTGTTACTATTATCGAATCTACTAGACCGTCTGGATCATCAGCGAATAAAGCTATATAAAAATCATTTTCAAAATAGAATGAAAAACCATTGACTTCAATTTCAGGCACAATAACGCAATTATCAACAATACCATTTGCATTTACATTGTTAACTGCTGGAAAACGATCAAAATTATCCAGGCTTATCTGGCTATGGGTACCAGATGACAAATGAAATTCATTCGAAAGACCGAGGCCACAAGCATCCACTTGACCTTCAATAAAATTGCCCGAACCCATGGCAATACTATTATTAAGCAATATTGACTCACCATCCATCTTTTGACATGATATATCGTAATTTCCGTCCAAATAATATGTACTGATTTGACGATCTTCGGGATCCCCGTCAAGCTGTCCATTCTTATTATTGTCAAACCATAAACGATATCCAACTTCACCTGTGGTGTCTAATGGAGTCCATGTTTCAAAAAGGAAATATAAGGTGTTTTCATTTTTTGCCAGTTTGAGACTTTTTATGTCAGTACCCTCAGGACAAGATTCTTCTTCACAACCTACAGGTGATAATGCAATGGGGGGAATTTCACTCCAATCGTCAAATAGTCCATCAATTACTATGCCTGCATTTGAGATTATCGTTTCCGGGTTACATCCCTCGTCAATATCACCGTATCCTATATCTCCTGGGCATTGATTGTCTTGAGTGTCGCAAATTTCAGACGCTTTTGGATATATAAATTTATCGTTATCATTACAGTCATGATAGGCAGGGGATCCATCATCATCAGCATCTACACACGATGTAGTAACGTTATATATATCTGCAATGTTTATTTCATCTATATAATTCAAATCCACACACGGATCTCTTTCAATGTCTCTTGGAGTAGTCTTAGCCATTACAGGGTTATTGTTTTTACAACGAGGGCAAAAATATTTATCGCATTTTTCATCATATTCCGACACGTTACACCGATGAGCCAATCCTAAAGCATGACCAATTTCGTGAAGAGCGACCTCTTCTATACTAATTTGATTTTCAGCTAATTTGCATGAGCTTGATGTCCAAATGTAATCGTTTGTTAGAAGTTCATTTATATTAAATTCGATTTTATGAGAAATCTTTGACGTGCGTGCAAAAATTCGTTTACATTCACTCCATGGCAAATCTTTATTCGATTTAATTTCTATATCCACTTCTTCTGATATGTTTTCTTCTTCAATGAATCTAAGCTTGTTGCCCAAACTTTTTTCCCAAGTTGAAAAAGCTCTTTTTATAGAATCATGAAAATCAGTATTGAGACCAATTATTTTGTACTTAACAAGTGAGCATTCTGGAAAATGAGGGCAATTTACCGATAGAGGATTATCAGGGTTTACACAAGCAAGCCATTCAATGACGCCGTAAATAGAAAAATGTTCAATATCGACAATAAAGCAATTTAAATATTCATCAAAAAGTGTTGGTACTAGTACCCAATCATTTGTGGTCTCGTCATAATAGTAAAACAACTTATTCGTAGCTCCACGAGATGGAACTATTAGTTGGATGCTTTTTATAAATTGCAAACTTGTTGGTTGCAACTCAAGGATATATTCGAGACTATAATCTTCAGGAAGGCTAGGGATGAAGCTCGGACTATTAATAGAAATTAATTTTTTTTCTATCAAAGCCCCTTCAGGGATTACTAATTTGAGATTTTCTAAAGGACTATTAGGTCTTTCAATTAGAAGAGCCCCCCCCTCCGGCCCAATAAACGCCGCAGCTTCAGCATCTATTTCCTGGTAAACCCCCACACGAACAGTGCCTCCAGGCTTGCTCTTCAGTTGTACTGCCAGCTCATTCTCACCTTCTAATAGTTGAACTTCAATTTCAACATAATCAACGTTTTGATTAAACATCTCTGGTGTGGTAACATTGACACCGTTAAGAGAAATCATTGTACTGCTTACCTTCTCATTTGTGTCATCATTAGCACCATTATATATTTTCAATAAGGCTGGACCGATCACTCCTGGGAAAGTTACTGTTTCTGTTACTGGTTCACCCGTGCCTCGCGTGAATGCCCTGTCACTAGGATCAAGACAAGTAACTTCTACCGCAGAAGCGCGGTTAACAAAAATACCCAATAACATTAGTATAATTAGAGCGATTCTTTTTAACATTTTATCGTCCTCAATTTTAGCAATGTATTGATGACATAGATTTTTCAGGTCAAAAAACAAAAAAGCCGAGCTACCTTGTAAAAAGGCAACCCGGCTTTCTCTAAAGATCCGTAGCTTTCCGTCCCTGTCTTGCGGCAGGTTTGGCTTTATCTTTTAATGTTAAACCATATATTGATTCTTCATTTTACATTGTAATTTTCGTGAAACGCAATACCACAACGTGGTAGTAGCTATAGCTTGTCGAAATTGTTAGGTAGTTAAGCTAATATTTTTTTGAAATTTGATAAAATCAACGCCCGGTGCTACTGGAAAGCCTCCAGATAGCAGATAGTTTGAGAATGAATCTCAGGAAACAATTTCCAGCTCGAAATTAGTGAAGAATAGTGCTGGATTACATCGAGCGTAGCATGGTAATACCAGGACCCCTGGCCGATTGATCCTGCAAAAAATGAAGCATTATAAGGATCGAAGTTCTTCCAGAGAAACCCTTCGTATTGTTGAAATGGCCAATGCATACATAATTATCTCCTCAACTGTTTGTTACGGTACATGGTTAAAAAAATTAATGACAGCTTATACCTGTTTAAGAACCTTGATTGACAGATCAGTAACAAGGTGTTTTGTTGCTTCTCTGTACGACAGCATATGGGGTGTTGATAAATGTGCTTTTAAATCCTCTAAACTAGCCCATTTTTCAATTATTGTTACTCTATTCGCATTCAACTCCTGGGGGGCGAAACCTGTTGGAACATCAATGGTTGGTGCATACTCAATACATCCTTTCTCTTCAAGAACATTTGGGATGTTGGCTTTGAAAATTTCAATAAATTCTGAGATGTAGCCTTCTTTAATCTGTATTGATGCAAGTACATGTATCATTTGTTTTTTCCTTATTTACAACGCTATGGTATTTATATGAGGTCTATATCATGTATTTGATATTTTTCCGATGCTTAGTGGTTTGGTGATAAGACATCGCTTTTTCAGGTGCTGCTGAAAAATCACCTATTCTGCTGGAATTCTTTTGACCCGACTGACAAAATTCTACCTGTGCTACCTAGATTCTTGCAACTTTTTTTGCCAGCTGCCTACGCCTCTTTTATAGCGGGATTCAGTTCATGCGGCAACTCCCCTGACACTGATGGAATCTTTTCTCTTAGTTACAAATGCTAATACTCTCCCCTAATTTTATCAGTTTTTGTCCACTTTCCGGCAAAAGTTGTCCAGTAGATATCTCAGCGTTTATTTGATTTATAAAGGCGTTAAGCACCTTACATGCTGGAATTGTATGTCCAACATTGGCGAACCGAATAAATGCTTCTAGCTTGACAAGTATAGATTTGCTACTACGTTCATCCATTGCTCCAGATGATATAAGGTTCCTGATTAAAATCATTATTCTTTCTACTTCTTCCTGGGGCGTTTGAGGAGGGATAGGTACTTCCCACAAGGTAGCATGAGATTCTATATTATTAGCTATAGAAGCGTGTCCAACAATTTGACCTTGATCATTTATTACTCGATTTGATTGATCACTGTTATTACTAAAATCCCCTCCTAATGTACCAAGTGCTACCATTCCATTTTCGATTGTCCAAACAAATGATTGATGACCGCTTTCTCCTACAATTTGAGCATAGTTATTTATGTCAAATGCTCCGCTATCATCAGCAACTGGATCTAAAGAACCAAGTCCGATCATCCCAGTGTCAGCTGCCCATAGAAAAGCGCTCATTTTACCTGAACTCGTTGTACTATTGCCAACAATTTGGCCAGCATCATTTACTCCTAGAGCCTCACTAAAATCTCCCCCTAAGGTGCCAAGATCTAGCATGCCATCTTCTGTAGACCAAACAAAAGCGTGCATATCCCCTGATTCAGTTTCACTGCTGCCAACAATTTGGCCTAAGTTGTTTATATCCCATGGATCTGTCCCCTCTCCTCCCAATGTTCCGATTTCGATCATACCGGTTTCAGCACTCCAGAAGAAGGTTAAACCTCTACCGGAAGATGAAGTAACCCATCCCATTATTTGACCAAGATCGTTGATAGCGAGTGCTTCACTATAATTCCCTCCTGTTGTCCCAAGATTCACCATACCTGTTTGGGAAGACCAGAGAAACGCTCGATACCCTTCTTGGGTAACGCAATACCCCACAACTTGTCCCAAATTATTTATAGGACCTCTTTCACCGGGTTCACAATATTCACTACCTTCAAGTGAACCCAGTTCCATTATTCCAAATTCTTGTGTCCATTTTATTGCACTTTTTCCAACAGGTAATTGCCTATAACCCGTTACCTGACTTAAGTCATTTATCCCGTTAACCCAAATATTATTACCAAGGTCGACCATACCATTTGTCGGTTCCCAAAAAAAACCGTGTCGCTCACCTGAATCAGTTTTGCTCGTACCTATAATTTGTCCAAAATTATTTATTGCTATTGCCAAGCTATAATTTCCACCTAGGGTCCCAATATCTATAGCTTGGATTTCTTGGCAATAGCCAAGTTGAACAACTATTGAGTAGTAAAAAAGAATTGATACGAATATGAAAGCCGAAGATATTTTTTTCATTTTGGTTTCCGTACTAGAATATTAAACATTGTTTTTCGATATAGTAATTGAAGAAATTTTTTGAGTCGCTCCCTCCTAGTCTGAAAATAAAAAGCCGAGCTACCTTGTAAAAAGGCAACCCGGCTTTCTCTAAAGACCCGTAGCTTTCCGTCCCTGTCTTGCGGCAGGTTTGGCTTTATCTTTCAATGTTAAACCATGTATTGATTCTTTATTTTACATTGTGATTTTCGAAAAAATCAATACTACATTGTGACGCATGATATAGTTTGATGGAATTGTTAGAGAATTGTGATAATATTTTTGTGGAAAAATTTTCAAAAAACAGTGCTCGGTGCTATTGGAAGGTTTTCAGATCGAAAATAACTTGAGAATGAATCAATGGAGGCTATTTATAGATCGAAGTTCGGAAGAGTCGGTTCCTGCTTAAATGAATCAATACCATCGAATGTCATTCCAGTTGGTTGATTCTTGTCTCCACTGCACTATTGTGGATCTTAGTAGTCAAGAGGTAAATAAATAGGTTATTGCAAACGATAAGGGAGGCATGCTACAAGGAACGAATAATAAAGATCCATTATCACACAGGACAATTCTTTGAATGTTTATTTATTCTGGAGTAACCAAGTCGAATCAAGGCATTTCCTGGCGGACAATTCCCGGCGACAAAATTTCAGCAATATCCTCCAGGAGTAGGCGCAGCTTTTCATGATCGGCCTGAGCAATTTCCATTTCTATAAGTGATGACCAATGTCCCTTCCTGTACAGTGATGTGGCACGGTCGCGTATCTGTCTTGCGGCACGGTCACGAACTTCTTGCTCGGGAGCGGTCTTACCAGAAAGAAGTTTTTCTATTGAGATCATGAGATCAATAATCCGTTCGCCACCGCTCAATAGTGCAAATACTGCGGCACCGCAAAGCCCTCGCTCAAGGACACCCCAACCAGTTTGGTATCTTCCGCCTTTGAATGTCCAAAACAATAGAATCTCACCTATTTCCTTTGCGACCTCGTCAATTCCGCGATTATGTGCGTCCATTGCAGCTTTAAATAAAATCTCTGTTATTTGAAAATTCTCTATGAACGTAACGGTTTCCATATCCTCGGGAATCCAGGTCAGGGTGTTGATCAACCGACGAGCATGTTTCCGGAGTTCATCTCTAGTGCGCGGATAACATACCTCAGCGTTTGACACAGCCAACAGGATTTCGGTTACACCTGTTATCCAATGGATGATATCGAACGTGAAGTGAGACTTCGCCTTTATAGCTTCAAGAAGCAACTCTTTTTCTGTTTGATAAAGGTTGTTTGCCCACTGCTCGATATTTCGTATAACTGTTTGGACATCTTCATTGTCTGCCTCAGCTTCTGAGATGGCGTTGACTAGTGTTACCAGTTGTGCCCGTAAACTCTGCACGTTTGTCGAAGAGTAGTATGAACCTAGAAATGTGCTGTGGCTGCTCAACAAAGGTGTATCTGGAACTTTAAGTAATAACTTCACTACTAAAGCTACATTCCTGCGGACTTCCTCGACCGCGAACCTGATGTCGTGATGTTTAGAGCAAAGTAGTGCGAAAGTCAGATCTGCAAGCTGTGTCACCCCTACCATCGTTACCGGTCTATATTCTTTTTTCGCATAACCCGTACAAGCAATCAGAGCGATCTTTTCACTAAGCGTGACAATATCTTCTGGACGCCCATGGACAAGCAGGTATTGAGCAGCTCTCCCCATGAGACGCTGCCCTTCTAACAAAACATCTGCCATATTGTGGGGAACAACGGACTCAATTGCGCTTGCAAGGTAACCAGCAGCAATATGTGCATGGCTTTTCGAAGCATATAGATTTGAATAATCTATGCCGAGATACACCTGAACAAGAGTTGCCATTACTTGTAATGTCTGCTCGATTTGTTGCTCATCCTGGCGCGCAATGCCATTTTGTATATTTTGTCGCAGGTGTTCAAGTGTGTCGTTGATAAAACCGTCCGTGGCCAGAGGATTGTCGATAACCAAATTGTTGGCATAAAAGGTTTTCCCTTTGGCATCAATATATGCTTTTGTGATGGCTACGACCGTGTTTAGTGCTGCTCGAGAAACCTCGTGATCTCCATGCTCTGCATAGCGTCGCGCGAATGACATGGCATGTCGGGTCGCTCGCCTTGCACCATCAGTCCAATGTTTGTTAATTTGGAAAAATATTGTTCGAGCCAAGTCGTGAGTGGAATCAATAGGTGATGCTGTGGTACTTGTAGTTCCTTCTTGATCTAGAAGGGGTATTGCGCGTTTTGCTCGTTGTGCCCAAATCCGAAATTCTCTTCGGGTGTCCGTTATGAGTATCCCAAGCTGTTGTAATGGATTAATGAGGGTCAAAGCACGCCGATAGGCGTACATGAACAAAGCAAGTATGAATATGATGGCCCAGGTAGCAAAAATCACAACAAAAACTATAGGGACCTGGTTTATTAACGTCGATAATATAGAGACGGTGATTGCCAACAAAAATGCCAACGCAAATGCACCGAGCAGCCTCGAATCCGCACTTAAACGGCGAAATAATCCGTGAGGCATGCGTTCGATGTTCACCTGCATGGCAAACAATACAAGTGATGTAACAATAGCTGCTGCACCTAGCAGTGCTGTCCCAACATTTTGAATTAAACTGCGTAACCCATTAATCGCTTGTTCTGTCCCGTAGTAGTCTTCAAGTATATCCTGTAGTAGTGGCGACACGTAAAAACTAATGACTACAAGAAGAAGCAAAACTGAAACGAATACTATACCACCGTATCGTTGCTTCCATTCTCTGAGCCAATAATTAACTTGATAAAGATGTTTATATAGTGTTGCAACTTTCCGCAACACAGCTTTCTTCGTCCGCGTGAATACTGACTTGATGGTCTCAGGTACAGACATTGGTTGTTGGTAACAAGGTAATAGGACACCACTTAATTATAAATCCGGCGGGCTTTTTCATCAGCCACAACACACACTAACTGTCTGATTTTAAATGTTTTTAAAGTTACAAATTTAACCTAAATGCCCACCGGATTGATAGTACGCCCTGACGTTTCTTAAAATCCTCTACAGTACATCTAATATCAGCAACATTAACTTTTTACATCAATTTGAGCATTTAGGTCTAAATTTTTAAAAAATTCGGCTGTTTTTTCTTAGCATTACCCCAGTCCATAGGATTTTTTTCTCTAGTGATATTTTTTTTGATGCCAAATCGCGAAGCTATTAATCCAGCGGCAAAAGAGGTTTGATCTTGCCTGAGCCATGTGTCCGGTTTGAAATCTTATTCAGTTGCCACCTGAACCTCGAATTGGAATCGGTAAAGCCGCCAATTTAATAGTCAGACTGTCAAGTGAGTTGCGAGATTCAGCGAGTTCGATGTGATCCGATTTTAATCATTCATTCATCGAGTCTAGCTCTTAATTCATACTCAAGCGACTTGGCCCTTTCTTCAGAGTGCAGATGGCAATAGAATTTTTTTGAACACGCAACGACCTCAGCAATATCCCTGCTGTCAGATGCAATTATTCCATAATTTTTGGCTCGATCTAAAGCACCACTTTGAAATCCAGAATGAGAAATAAACCACCCGAGGATAGGTCCCCTTTCACGGCGAAACCAATCTGGTAGAATTTTTATCATTTTTGGAGTTAAGCTATATACATCCTGTAAAGTCTGATTAAATTCCTTAATAGAACTAACCTGAACAGGTGATTCATATTTTTTACATTGACCTATAATTCTTATAGGACCATTAATGCCAAATAAAAAATGAGAATCATCACTAAACTTTATAGATGCAATAAAATCAATACCAGCTTCATTTCCAGGTGGTGTAAGGTGAACTTTACTCGCACCTAACAATTCAGAGACGTAACAACCCAATGATTCGTATCTTCGAGCATTCTCTTTATCCAAAATCTTTAATAAACTAGGTATTGCTTTAAGTAGTTGATTCTTTTTTTTAGACAAACCATTATTTTCGGAATTCACAAACCAAGTGAATTTTTTCAACTCATTATCAACTATAATAGCTATAGGCTTAATTCCTTTTTTTTTGTCGTCCTCTATTAGATTTTTAAAGCAATTCCAATATCGATTTACTGAGGAATCTAAATATTTATCTAGCAGCTCACCATTTTTACCAAGTGCAGTAGAAACTGCCTCTCTCAAAATTACTGTAAAGTCTTTTATTCCGGGTTCAGGAATACAACGGGTAAGATATTTTAAAATTTTCTGCTTGTCGCTTGCCATTTATGATTCCAAAAGGTCATCGACTAAAGTTTTCAAAGATTTAAGTTTGCTATATAATTTATCTTTTTGATATTCGTCTTTTAGCATTTTAAAAGGAACATTATCCAAGGACTTCAAACAAGAATCTAGAGAATTGTAAACATCGTCAACAGGGTTCGACTTCTTTTTTGACTCTGCTTCATACTTGCTTTGCAAAGCTTTACTGTACGCTTTTTCCAGATCACCTTCTGTTCTAAAATATTCAAAATCATTGCTTGAATTTCTAAGCAAATAGGAAAGGTTTCTAGTGTCTCTACTGCTTTTTAATTTCCTTTTTCTCCAATCACCTAAAATATCACTTTCATCAAAGTCATCTTCTAGGTCTTCATCATCTCTTGGGTACAACCAACTTAGCAGTTCGTTAAAGTTAAGTTCATTTTCTAGTTTCTTTTCATTTTCATTCCACTCAAGCCATTCTCTTAATGGTGCATTACTTCTGCTGAATATTTCTTGAAAGTACGGATAAGCTTTCTCATCTACTTCTCTCGTATAGTCTGATTCATTTTTTGCTTGTTTAAAAGCATAGTATCCTCTTGCCCATTGGCCGGCTCCAAATGCACTTAGGCCAAATCTTTTGCCAACTTGAGTAAGATTCAAACCCTCTTCATCCATCAAGTTAACAAGTAACTTTGCTTTGTTAAAGGAAGACCACTCTTGAACTCCCATTATGTGACGAAGTCCTTGAAATATCCATGAAGCTTCAGAATCAGACCCAGTATAAATAAGGCATGGTATTAAACTTAATGATGATATTATATCATCATCAACTAACCCATTATTCTTTTTCCATTTATCCTGCAATTCTTTTGCAGCACAGATTCGCCTATTTCCTTCCAAAACAACATATTGATTTTCTGAAAACTCTTTAACAATTACTCTATCGATCGGAAGATAGCCATTAACCTCCATATTTGAAATTAATTTATTTACTGCAAATTCTGTTATTAATTTATGTTTTACTTCCTTTTGTATTGACTCATCATTATATTTTTCGACAGGAACCTCATCCCATGACATATTGATAAACCTAGGATTGTTGGGATCAAGGAAAATATTATCTAACAACAAATCATTAGACGTTAGTTCTTGAAATATGGGGTAAGTATTTTCAGTCATTCAAGCCTCTCTTTATATGGTCAAGATAAAGTTTTAATGGTTTTAAACAGGCAGATTTAAGTTCACCGTTGTGCGTTAATAAGTCCGTGTAAAATACAGTGAAGCGATATTGAAACGTTTGGTTAAGTTTTATTTTCTTCAGCCATAAGTCGTAAAATTTCTGCCAAATATTCTCTGGGATTATCAAGAATTTCTGATGGGTATCTTTTCTTTAATTCTTCTTTTGAACACTTTTTTATTTCTAATAATTCCTTAAGCGTTGGTGAGAATTTTACTATTCGATGAATAGCATGGTCTAAATTTCTTCTGAATAGTTTTTCAGCAATAACATATTCTTGAATGATAAATGTCTCATCTTTCCAATATACATAGATGCTTGCGTTTTTTTATTATTTATAAAACCTATGCCTCGTATAAAGGTATCAGTATCATCTTTTTTGCCATTAATCTCCTTGCTGCCTCCGCAAATATACGTTAGGAATTAAAACAAAACACCTATACAACAGTCTGTCAATAAAAAGAAAAATACAAAAGTGATTTTACTACGATGCAGTAGAATTGAGAAAAATTATTGTTTCACCCCATACCCTAGCCAGACGACCTTAATATTTCTTCCTCTTCTCCACAACCACGCCAACAATATGCAGTTCTTTCCCAGTCATATCGATCACTGGATAGCGCTCATTTAACGGTTTGAGGTAAACGTTGCCTCCGTCGATTATCAGTTGCTTGAACGTAGCCTCTTCACTACCATTCTTCACGATCACATACTTTCCGTTGATCGCTTCAACGCCTGGATCAACAGTTACTATGTCACCCTCGGAAAATTCTGGCGTCATGGAGTCACCACGGATTTTGAGCGCAAACGCGTGAGGATGGTTTGTTTCAACGGTGATAATCCACTCATCTGAGTCTCCGGGTTGAAACGGGTCTTGCACTTCCTGCCAAGATCCGGCCTGCACCCAGGATATGACAGGTATCTGCTTTTGCGGGTGATGTGGTAGTGGGGCCGGTTCTACGTTTGAATCGGCAACTATTTGTCTTTGAGAGGCATCATCAATATCAAGCGATACTCCAAACATTGACCCATTACCTGTAAGCAACCATTCTTTGTTACATCCTGCTGCTGCTGCAATTTTCCTAATAGTGTTTGCTCTTGGTTTGCGCTTTCCATTTATCCATAAGCTAACAGAAGACTTGTCAACCTTAGCATAATTCACCAAATCCGCATTACTCCAACATTTTGCCTCTAGAAGAGCAGATAATCTTTCATTGAATTTCATAAAATTGACATTTGTTTGTTTTTGAAGTTGACATATGTTTGCGTTCTGGATATATAATTAAACAACAGACGCAAACAATAATACAACACAAAGCAACACAAAAGCAATAAGGGGCACGCAATGAATTCTATCTGCCGAAGAATGTGGGACAAAAACCTGACAATGAGAAAATGGTCTGAACTGAACGGATTTAACCACAGGTATGTCCAGGTTGTTATTTCCGGCAAACGAGGCTCGTGGAATGCCGGTAAAGCAAAAAAGATCAAGCAGGCCCTTATTGATCAAGGATTTGCAACAAAGGAAGAGGTGTATCAGTAACTGTTTACGACACACTGGTCCTAACATCTTTTGTATGTAATCTGGAAAAGTCGTTTTCATACCAGCAACTCTAAGCAGGGAAAGAGAAAGAGAAATGTCAATGAACGAACCCAATTTGCAACCCTGGCAGATATTTCACATAGCTCTGAAGGCATTTGGCCCAAAGATCATATCTGCCTGTTTTGGTAACAAGGCGTCAAAGTATTCACGATCAGGTTACGACTGGGCGCAGGACCCTACATATACGACTAAGCGCTGCCGCAATCCGCTCGAAATGACTCATGACTTTTTCAGCCGACTTGTTGCTGCCGGTTACGGGTATGTGGTGAGGTCAGCAATACGATACCTGGAAACAACACTTGAGCCAGATCTGAAAATTCCTTCACCGAAACGGATTTTATCAACAGTGGAAAAGGAGATGCTCGCAGATTACCCGGCTCTCAACGCGTACCATCAAGCGATTAAAGACGATTGTCAAATCGAAAAGATAAAAGCCTGTGAGCAAGAGGCAATAGACGAGATCCGTAGAACCACCATCAAGGTCGAACAGGAACGAGGACAACAATGAAACCACTTCCCCAAGCGGCCATAACCGCCGATAAACTCAGGAGAATGGCAAAGGAGCTTATTCTCCAGGCAGAAGAGCTTGAGGTAGCATCTGGCGTGAATGAATACCAGCCGACACGCCATGTTGAGTTTGAGTTTTCGCCGAAAAAATTGAAGGAACGAAAAGTAGGAGCTGGAAGGCAGCAACAAAAAAAGACTCGTAAAGAGAAAATATCAAAAAACTAAAAGGAGATGAATATGGAAAACGCCCTGACAGTAATACCAAAAGAAAAGAGCCCATTGACGGCAATCAATGAGCTCGGTCCCCGAGACAACGGGAATGTTCAAAAGACAACACGAAATATAATCCTGGATCAGTGTAATGGCAAGGTGAATTACCACCTGATCAGGGCGCTGTTGAAGATCATTCTGGTTCAGCAAAGATTTATTTTTGCAACATATCGACAACCAGGGGCAGTGGTGATCCCTGATGTGTG